TTTGTAGTTAAATTGCTTTTAATTATAGAATTACTATAACCCGTTCCCGAAATTGATGTGGAATTTATCGCACAATAAACAATGTTCCCGTGTTGACAAAAAGAATAGCGGCCTGCATTTGATGAAGACCCATCGTGACCTAAAACAGAATTCATTGTTACTTGGTCAACAACATTCGTTTCAATATTCAATCTTTTCAATGCTGTACCGGAATATCCCCAATACAAATAATTTTCATACTGAAATGAAGAAGACCAACTGCCACGTGCACTTGCAAATTCATTACCAGTGCCAATCTCAAAATAATCACTTAAATATTCGCTCCCAAATGCTAACTCCGGCTTACACTCAACAGCATCAGGCTTTTTAGCCAAAGGTACCCATAGTTTAGTTGTGTCTGTCGGAGGGGTAGAACCGTAATCAATGTTGAGTTTTACCCCCCCCCGTTGGTAATAATTGGGTTGCCATAGATGATGCTCATGCGGTTACCTCCGTTATTGTTACCTGTACCGCCATATCCGCATTGGGCTTTTCGCCCATTGCTTTGGCGGCAAGAGTACCGTTGTTGTTCTCAATCCAAAGGGCAGATGTGCCGCTGTCGAGGATAACGCCAAGAGCGGTTGCGTCCATCTGGATATCCACCTTGCTGTTTACGGTAATGCCGGAAAGGGTTATGGTCTGCGCATAGGGGCTTGTGGTTCCTGTCCACCCGGCAGCGGTTAGGGTAACGCTCGCTTTCTTTACCTTGCAGGCGTTAATCGCTGTCTGCTGTGCGGTAGACACCGGCTTATTGGCATCGCTGGTGTTATCTACATTTCCAAGTCCGACCTGGGCTTTGGTCACGCCATGTGGGTTAGCCTTATCGGAAACATGGGTATAGGGTGCCTGCTTCACATTGTCCACATTGCTAAGGCCCACTTGCGTTTTGGTTACTTCGTGGGGGTTGGCCTTGCTTGCGATATGGCCGGGCACATCCGCCAGCGCCGCATTGAATGCCGTTTCCGTACCGGAATAGCCGCCCTCTACGGCGGTCTGATAGGCGGATTTACCATCGGCACCGGCTACGCCTGCGGGGCCTTGTTCGCCCTGCGGGCCAACGGGGCCTTGAATGCCCTGAATACCCTGCTCACCTTGGGGGCCAGTAGCGCCGGTAGCGCCAGCCGGGCCGGTAGCGCCAGTCTCACCCTGTGGGCCTGTTGCGCCGGTATCGCCCTTTTCGCCTTTGTCACCTTTAGGGAGTACAAAATCGAAAACCGCAGCGGAGGTAGTGCCGCTGTTGGTGACGGAAGCAGCAGCGCCGGAAGTAACTGTACCGACCGTGATGGTAGCAGCTGCGCCGTCTGCGCCCTTTTCGCCAGGTGCCCCCTTTGGGCCTGTAGCGCCTGTCGCACCAGTTTCACCGGTTGGGCCTTGCACACCTTGCGGCCCCTGTACGCCCTGCGGGCCCTGGGGGCCGATGGGGCCTTGCAAAGCGCCAACGCTTACCCAGTCATTGGCCGTCTCGCTATAAATGTAGCACTCGCCATCTTCCTGCACATAGTACATCTTATCGTTACCGGCTGGGATTGCGTTTTTCAGCGCTGCCAGTGTAGGATAGCTGTCCTCGATATACAGGCTGGTTCCATCTTTACCTGCGGGGCCAACGGGGCCTTGTGGGCCGATGGGTCCTTGCGGGCCTTCCGGGCCTCTGCCACCGGGAGCGCCTGTAGCGCCGGTATCGCCCTGTTCACCCTTGGGGCCTGCGGGACCAGCCGGGCCTTGTGCGCCGGTTGCGCCTGTTGCACCACGGGCACCGGTTGCACCGGTATCACCCTTGGGACCAGTATCGCCTTTATCACCTTTGGGGCCGGTAGCGCCTGTGGCACCGGTAGCACCGGCAGGACCCTGTTCGCCTGTTTCGCCCTTGGGGCCCTGGATGCCCTGTACGCCCTGTAAGCCTTGTGGGCCTCTCGTACCCTGTGCGCCCTGCTCGCCCTGTACGCCCTGCGGGCCCTGCGGTCCTCTCACACTGACGGCCTGCGGGGCAATGGCGGTATCCTGAATGGTGAAGGACATAACGCCGCTGGCATCTACAGATGGAACAATAACGGGACCTGTCAGGCCCTGGTCACCCTTCGGCCCCTGCTCGCCTGTGTCGCCTTTCTCGCCTTGCGGGCCGGTATCGCCTTTCAGACCGGTGATAATGGTCTGCTCGCCGTCATCGGTCACAGTGCCGTTGGCAAACTTCATGCGGCTGCGCTGCGGGGCTACTGTCCCATCCGGCTTGACGATGATGTGGCCGGAGGAGCCGGTCGCTTCCCATGTCTCGCCATCTTCGCTGGTTTCCAGCACCTTGTCGCTGTTCAACCGGATGTATTTCACATTGCCGGTGATGATACGCTTGGCCAGCTCCGCCTGTACGGTACTGGCATCGCCCTTAATATCTGCTGCGCCCATATTGCTAGCAGCCGCCAGTGCGTTCAGGGCATCCACAAGGCTGTTATACGCAGGAATGACGACCTCACGCACCACAGCCTCTACGGAGAATTGCATTTCACTGACGGAAAGGTTCGGGGTGGTGTCCTGCCCGATTACCCCAACCCTGTTGCCGTCACTATCGGTAAATACTGCATCCGGGGTATAGGGATTGCCGTCGGATGCTTTGATCTTTTCAAACATAGCTTACCCCCTGTACTTTCTCGTTTCTCGGTACTCTACTGCGATGTTCTCGATGCCGAAAGGCTCCGCATTGCCATTGGAGAAGCGGAACCGCACTTTATCAAGGTTTCGCATATCCAGCTTCCTGCCCAATACCTTCGGGGTCGTATCCGTACTCCATGTCCACTTCGACCAGTCTATATCCTCCCATGAGAAGAAGCGGGCAGTTCTCGCATCGGTCAGAATGGAGATCCATTTGCCGCTGCACATCGCATAGGCGTTTACACTGGTGCGCACAAAAGCGGACAGCCTGCAGGCCATGTACCGGAAGTGTTTGCTAGAGTAAAAGGTCTTGCCATCGATATCTGGGGTTTCCCACTGGCACCCTACTGGTGTGTATGTCTCCCCGTCCATCGTGTCGTTGTAGGAGTTGGGAGCGGTCTCATCGGTATTGAATTTGCATACTTTGCCATCCGCCGTGCCAAAGAACAATTCGCCGTTATCGTCCCAAATCACCCTTGCGGGTATTCCGGTCAGATAAAAGCACTCGTACTGGTAGTTGGAATACGGCTCCCCATCCTCGTAGTGCTTTTGCAGCAGGTCAAGCACATACACGCCAGCACCGGCCGCAATGAAATAAAAGTCCTTGTGTAGGCAAGCGTAGGCATCGGCGATATTGCTTTCCGAAAGCAGCTTCGGGTTGATATAAAAGCTGCGGCTCTGCACATATCGCTCCCCGGTTACATCGGAAGCAGTCAATGCGAAGATGCCGGTGGAGGAAAGGAACAGCGGCTCGTTATCGGTCGGCACAAAGCTGTGCGGAGCGATGGCGCCGTGTCCGGTGATTACATTTCCGGTCTTAAAGGCAAAGGTCTCCACGCTGTTGCCGAGATCATCGGTCTCCGTTACCGTGGAGCCGGTGCGCACATAGACTGCGCCGGTGGTTCCGCTCTTGTGGGCCGCTATCCTGTCGCCCACGATGGAATAACCTACAATGCGCTCGCTGTCCTCGCCCAGTATCGAATAGGATAGATCGGAAAAATAGGAAAAATCATTCTGCGCCGACCAAAAATCCCTGTTCTTAAAGTTCGGATCGCCGGTCACAAATAGCCGGGTGCCCGTCTCGCCATACACAATACAGGTATCGCAGTTCGTAATGCGGCTGCGGCTCTCGCTCCTGTCCTTGGATGCAGTGATATATACATTGTCCGCGCCCTCCAAAGGGGATTTACCAGGAGCGGCTACGAATGTCACGGTGCCGCTGGTGCGGTTTACAGTAAAGTCGGTAGTCTCCGCCTTGTCTACGAAGGAACCGTCAGCTTGCAATATCTTTGCCGTTACAGGTGTTGTATCCAAATTTTCAAGGGAAAGTTGAAATACTGTTGCTGCTGCGGTCTTCTCTCCTACATAGAAAGATTCCGTCCACTTATCCGACATGAGGTTGATATCCTCATAAGTTGTTCCGCCGGTACCATCCGGATTTTTATTGATAACGATGCGCGGCACATAGGCGCTGTCCGATACATTAGCCACGGTAAAGGTGTCGTCACTGTGCGTTACCTTGTAGTAGTGTGCTCCATCCAGCAGGTACAGCGCTTTATCGAAGTTCTTGCCAACCGAAAAGGCATCGTTCATGGCGGAAGAGATCAGCGTATCGCCTGCATACAGTTTCGTGCCCGCATGGATAATATCTGCCCCATCCAGAGAGAACCGACCATTGATACGGCCATCGTATACCGCCGTTTTGGCAAAGCCAAGGCGCTTTCTCACGCGGCCGGGGGAGGAACGGATCATGTTCTCGCAGTTGGGGCTTCTTCTTGGGTCGATATTGGTTGCGCCGCTGGAAAAGTCGCAGCCATAAAAGTCGTTAATGACCATGGCATTGGTCTTTACCACATCAGCGCTGGGGAGTTTTGCCGGGGAATATCTCATTTGCTCCCCTCCTTACATCATGAATACGGTTTCAATTACTTGGTGTTTCTCGATGTCCTCGTCCGTCATAGCGCCTACCATCTCTGCAAAGCGTCCGGTGAGGAACTGATTCAGCGCCAGTGTCTCATCAATGCCGCTTGTGGCATCAATGGCCAGCCGAAGTGGAATCAGCGGAACCGCCTTGGGCTCCACCTCTATCTCGGTCGCACCGGAAGTGCCTGCAAGGGTGGCGTGCCGGTGCTTATACTGGATATCGAACTGCCCGCTGTAATGGTACGGGATCGCAATATGGTATTCATCCAGCCGCCGGTAGTCGGAAAAGTCGCGGAAGGTCACGCCGTCACCGGAGAAAAGGATTTTCACCATGCCGTTCATCTGCTGGGGCAACTCATACGGCACCCATGCTATGTGCTCCGGGATTTCTACCAGCGGGAATGCATAAAACGCAGCGTTTCTTACCTGGAATGGGTACTGCGATTCCAACTTGATACTGCCGTTAAAGCTGCCGGAAAGCCGCTGGAACTCAGAAGCGGTAATCTGCTGCCGGGCCCCATCGATAGTCGCTGTTAGAACACCGCAAATTTCAAGCGTGTAGGCTTTTGCATCACTGTTGGTAAACTCGTAGGTATCACCGGGATAAACCGTCTTAGCTTCAAAATGGGAGCCCTCCATGCACCGAGGCATATTCTGAACGATGCTGATGGATTCGATCAGCGGGAACTGCGATTCCACCATGGCAACAGCACCGTCCAGCAGGTGCTCCATTCTGTCCTTGTAGTCGGCTATAAATCCGTTGCTTGCGGCAGCGCCGTTTACGGTGGCTTCATCTATCCACCGCAGCGCACCGTTGATGGCATCGTTCTTGTTCATTCAATCACCCCATGTACCCCGCTTCTTCAAGGATGCGGGCGACTTCTTCGGGTACATCTACCCATTCGCCACGCTTGATCTGATAGGTGTAGCCGTTGATGCACACAGGCACTACGACATCTTCTTTGTTCAGCTTGTCCTTCGGCAGACGGATGCGTACCTTCTTGCCCTTGGCGAGTTCCTCGCCTGTCTCTTTCTCTACGATCTCTCCGATCATGTCGGGATTGTCAGCCTTTTTGATGTTAGCCATATTAAATCCTTTCTGTAAAAGAAGGGAGGGGCGTTAACCCCTCCCTTGTATTTGGTTAGGCAGAAGCCATGGACTGGATGCAGACCATTGCCAGCTCCTGCAGGCGAACAGTAACCGCCATCGCTTTCCATCCGACACTCGCGCGCTGGTTCAGGGGGTCCTCGGTACCGGCGGAGCCAGTGGGCTTGATGATGATTTCGGGCTTGGAGGAGCCGTTCACATCGACCACGCCGTAAGCGTCCTTGCCTACGATAAGGGTCTTATGCAGGGTTCCCGCAGTAGCGGTCTTTGTGTCGGTGGGACACATGGTAGTCAGAATGAAACGGACACCATGGATACGGCCGATCTCGCCCTTCATGATGTTCTCTGCACCATTGTACTTAGAGATATCCTGCCACAGGCTGTCGTTCTGCAGGTCGTATGCTACACTGGGATCGCAGAATCCGATGTAATAGCCGCCCTCCAGGGGCTCGGCGTTGTTGTTGCGCAGGGTGCGCACCGCTTTCTTGATCTCCTCGCTGTTTACCACCTTACCGGCGGCAATAGTGGCAGCGGAAGCAGCGCCGCCAGCAAACTGCTGGGAAGTACCCTTGAAGATAACATCCGCGCAGCGGGTCTCCAGGGTCTTGGCGGCGTTTTCGCCCATCAGCGCAGCGGACTCCGTCAGGACGGGGTCGATGCCGACCATGCTGATCTTGTCAGACAGGCGAACCCAGTTGCCCTCCTGCGCCACGGTAGCGTTCACAGCGGTGATGGACAGGTTGTCGCCGTCAGGGGTCACGCCCTCGGTCAGGGATGCCGCAGGGACATCAAGGGAGTTGAAGCGGCGGAAGTTGATGGTGTCACCCTCGTTCTTCGGCATGGGGCGCTTCTGACCATACTTGAGGAAGGTCAGATTGGGCAGCAGCCGGGACAGCAGGGTACGATCGTAAAAGGTTTTCTGTTCAGCGGTAAGATTACCGTAAGTCTGGGTAGTAGTTGCCATAGTTTTATACACTCCTTAATTTTTTAATTCCCCCCGGAGTGCAGCTTGATACAGCTTTTCAAAGTCTTTGTCCGACATCTTCATGTAGTCGGCTTCGGTTTCGGGGCTTTCGCCCGTCAATGCTCCGGGAGATGCTTGTGCGTTGTTGTTGATTCTTCGGAGCGTGTCTTCCTTTGCCTTGTTTGCAGCATCGTTGGCGAGGTCAAAATAGCTGTTCGCCAAAATTGTGTTGAACGCTGCATCCACGCTGCAGGGCGTCCCCTGCTGGGTGCAGTAGTCCATCAATTCAACCACTTGGTCCTTTAGCTTTGTGAATGTCTGCCCTCTTACAGGGTCAGCCTCCAGCTCTCTCATGCGCTCATTGCTCCGCAAGCGGGTAATCTCCGCTTCCAAGGATTGATTTCGGTAAGCTGATACGGGGTCGGTTTGGCCGTCCTCGTCCAGCCGCTGCATCGCAACAAAGGCTTCGTACTCCGCCTTTGTGGTGATGGGTCTGTCATTGTCATAATGATTGGTCAGGCCCATGCTGCGGATAAAGTCGTCCACGCTCTTTTGGGATGCTTCTTTGATCCTCCGTGACACACGCTGTGTCTCGGTCGGTTCTTCCTGCACCGCAGGTTCTTCCTGCGCGACAGGCTCGGTTTCCTCTACTGCGGGAGAGGAGTCGATATCTTCTTCGATATCTTCATTAGCAGCAGTCATGATTTCTTCGTCCATAAATTCCTTTCTGTGGCGAGGTTCGGTTTGTTCCGTTTAGCAGCCACTTAAAAATTGGTTATCCCTCCAAGGGGTTGGTCACATAGGTCGGTGTTCTGTTGGTGCATTTGGGGTTCTTGCACTCCAGCTGCAGCTTGATAAACGCTTTTGTCTCTGTGTTTGGGGAGGTATCCCCGGTGAATGTAAGGTATTTTCCGGTGATTCTCATTTCGGCTTTACAGTTTGGGCACAGCATTGTTGCCACCTCCTGTGAACTTGTCCATGACGGTCGGGGCCTTCGGCACATCCGGCAGCGGAACTCCGCCAATGCCGGAAACGCTCTGTACGCCGTTCACTTCTTCCTCTGGAACGCCAGGCATGCCCACCGCTTGCGGCTGGGTTTCCCGCATTCGCTTGAACTTCTCCTTGAATGGAGCTACATTCGGGTCGGACAGCTCGATGTACTGGTCGATGGAAATGTCTCCTCGGTCAAGCATCTTGTCCAAGGTCGCCTGTGCCAGCACCGCAGAATACTCGGACGATGCGCCTACATCCACCTGCAGGTCAAAGTCGTACATGGCGTAGTCTGTACCCGTAAACGCTCTGCCTGATACCTCGTCCCCCATCTCAATGACGATTTCCCGCTTGTCTGAGCAGTATGTTTTGAAAAACTCCATCCAAATGCGGCCGATCTCCTTAACTGCATGCCAGTATCTGCGCTGAATCTCGTTGACAGGGGTCTGCGCTTGGTTTTGCAATGCAATGATTGCGGATGCTGCCATGTTTGCACCCAAGGACTCGCCGGTCGTTACCTCTGTCGTACCGGTTACTACGCGGGTCAGGTCGATCATGTCGTTGCTGACCCGCGTAGCAGCAGACGAAAACGCCGGAGGCTGCAGGTACGCTATCCCGCCGTTGGAGTAGTCGGTGACGATCTCCCCCGGCTCGTTGGTCAGCGGCTGTCTGATTGCACCGGGCTTTGCCACGATCTTCGGGAAGCCCATCTGCTGGATGGCCAGCGCCTGCATCCCATACATAAAGTTAATCAGTTTTTGGTTGGGGATAAGCCCCTCGATTTCGCCGATGCCGTAGAAACAGGCTTTACGCAGCTTCCAGTTAAGCGCCGCCACAGGGTACAGCTTGATGCGGACGGGACTGCCCTGCGGGGTAAGCGGTACTGCTTTGCATATCTCCACGCTGCGGGTCGCTTTGTCAAATACGACCTCACCGTTCTTGCGGTAATACTTGGTCAGAACTGTGACCTTTTCGTTTTCCTTGCCGTCCAGCTCAATTCTCTCGGCCTGATAGGTGCTTGCATCCTCAAATTCATCGGGACAGATGTTTGCCACCTTTTCCGCAGGCAATCCCCTGTCCTTTGCCATCTTGCGTACAGCGCCCAATTTGAGCCGCTGGGCGATGATGAGGTAGTCCTGCTTCTGCACATCCCGGAGCTGCGGGTTGGCTACAAAAAAATTGAGAGCATCCACGGTTTCCCCACGAAGCTCCCCTACATATTTGTCGCCTGTTACGCTGGTGTCCCAGTAAAAGTGCCATATGCCTGTGCCGTTTGTCGCTGCATCGTCACACGCCTCGTTGCACAGCTTGTCCATGTCAGCCCTGTCCCAGATCGTCCGTGCGTACTCGGTGCAGTTCTCGGCGGCGTCCTGATGCATCTGGTCAAGGATTTCGTCGCCGCTGGCGCTGCCCTGTCTGTAGACGATGCTGACAGGCTGGTCAAGCACGCTTGACCGCTTGCTGCGGACGATCATGTCCACGATGTTGAGGACGGGTCTCGGCAGGTTTTTGGTGCGCTCTGTCGCTTGTGGCCACTGGTCGCCCTCCTTAAATCGCACAAAGGTCGGGAATTTGGTGCTAAAGCCCATCTTGTTGTGGTACGATACACCCTCTCGGTATAGCGTCCACAGGGTTACATCACTCATATCAATCCTCCGGGCCGTTAAGCCACTCGTTGAATATCTTGGTTGCATACTGCTCCTGCGCCGTTTGGTCGTCCCCTAACGCCCACAGGATCAGGCGTTTTAGCCATCGTCTTACCATACCTGATATCCTCCTTGTTCTTCGGTCTGCCGCAGCTCCGGCGGCAGTTTGTACTTTGTAACCGGCGGCTGTCCCGCATACGGTCTCCCGCTGCAAAAATACCTGATTGCATCAGGTGCATGGGTCAGCTCGTGCGGCTCTGTCGCTACATCGTTAGGCTTGTGGTCATCATACTGGACCATCGGCAAACAGCGGATGACCTGCTTACAGTTGCGGAAAAACCGAAGCCCTGCGATCCTCGTCTTGTCGCCGGTTATGATATCTCTGCTGTCCATCGGCTTGAGCCACTCATGTACATCCTGCCATCCGTTGATGCGGTCGTTGTCCACCTTGACCAGCGGAATGTCCTGCTCCATAAATATATCTGCCACGCTGCGGCCTGTGTCGTTACGCCTGTTCCACAGGTCGGGCGGCGCAAGCCATTGCTCGATCTTATCGTCCCCGTTGGCCTCTTTGATTCGCATGGCGGCATCCGATGCAATCAGCCCTGACTCGTATATCTCTCGGTACACATAGCCGTTTCCATCTCCGTCAATAGCGATCCAGTAGCCTGCCAGCATATCCAGGCCATAGTCCATGGCAAAATACCGCCGCCACCATGTGGGGAGCTCTATCGGGTCCATCACATGGATATCGTCCCGCCATTCGGTGAAGTACTGCCCCTCAAATACATTCCAGTCGCCGTCCAACCACGCCTTGCGCATGTTCTCCGGCAGGCTCTCCAGCATTCGCACATAGTCGGGGTCAGATTCCACCAGTACGGTGTTGTCATATACCTTTGCGGAGATAAACTCGTAATCGTCCGGCTGCTCGGCACCGATGTAATCCCGGTCGATAAACAGCCGTTTTACCCACGCATGGCCCACTCCACCGGGGTTTGCCGTCAGATAGATCCTGTGCGGAAAGCTGTTGGCGCCGCGGTTACAGGCTACAAGGCAGTTGTACATGAATTCTGTGAATTGCGTTGCCTCATCGATAAAGATGACATCGTACTCCTGCCCCTGGTACTGCAGCACATCGCCCTCGGCTGCACAGTAGCCAAAGCGGATCCTGCTGCCGTTGGGGAATATCATTGCCTTTTCGCTGTCCCGGTAGGTCGCTATCGCTGGTTCCAGTGTCTTGCGCAGCTCCATGATGTGGTTGTTCCACAGGTCTGCATAGGTGCGCCGCAGTATGATGATCTTTATTCCGGGGTAATACAGCGCCAGCAGCGTTGCCTTTGTCCGTACCGACCAGCTTTTTCCGCCGCCTCTTGCCCCGCCGTAGGCGATACGCTTTTTGGTGGAACGCAGAAACATCTCCTGCTTGGGGTTTGGTGTGCCTAGGTCGAGTGTCATTTTGCCAGCTCCTCTGCCCCGCCAAGCACGATCTTGATCTCCGGAACAGCCCCGCCCAGGTCAATCGGCTGGTTTGCCTTGCCGTATACACGGTCAAGGACCGTCTCCGCGCATTTTACTCGCGTTTCTGTCCTTTCGTTCTCGTTGTTCAGGGTATCCACCAGCAGCTTAACTGCAGCAGGAGTAGCCGCTTTCAGCATCGCTTTGGCGTCTTCGGGGATTTTCGCCCTCCCACTTGGGTTCCCACTCTGCCCTTTTTTCCATGGGCGCAGGTTCTCTTTGCTTTTCGCACTGCATCCACTGGCCATCTTCGGCACCTCCTTTCAAAATTCGTCCCGCCCTATCCCTCCCGGTGTCTACTATGCCGGGCTACCAATTATTGTTACCAAACCGTGGTTATCCGCTTAGTGCCTGTCTTGTTCCCGCACAGCAGGAGCGTCTGCGGCTGCTCATGGTCGCTCTCGCTGCTAGGCAGCAGCATCTTCCGGGCTGCGTAGCCTCCGTACTGCTGCCATGCGGTACAGCTAACCACTACCAGCTGCTTGGTACGGATAACATTGTTGTTACTGTCCACCACGATCTTTTTGGGCTTACTGATGGTGCCTTTGTGGGTATGGCCAACAATCAGAGCGTCAATGCCCTCTATGGTGTAGCCGAAGCGCTCATTGCGGTTGACCGTTGCACCGGTGTAAATGCCGCCGCCGGAGCCATGGGTAACAGCCATCGTATAGCTGGTGATAGGGATATCTCTTGTTACCCTGCGCCCAATCTCCAGTTTGAGGAATGCTATGTCCTCGGCGTAGTAGTCCTCCATGTCCAGCTTGCACATGATATCGCCCATAATGTCTTGGTCGGTGTCCCTGGCTGTCCTCGCTTCGTGGTTACCGGATACCGCGCAGAGTATCTTATCCTTGATGGGCGTTAGCATTTCCACCATCATCTTTTTCTGCTCCCGCGGGCGGATATAATCCTCAAAGGGGCTTCCCACCGCGTTCCTGGTATTGTTGTTGATGAGATCGCCGCCAAGGATGAGATAAGCATCCTCCCGCTCTACCCGGCGGCAGAATGCTTGCCAGCCCTCTTTATCATGTAGGATGCTGCCCAAATGCACATCAGATACCGGATATACCTTGATGGTGTCGCTCTGCGGGATTTTGCGGACTATTAAATCCATAGGTATCCCCTCCTTTATGGCATAAAGAAAGAGAGCGCCTTTCGGTACTCTCTGGCTGCTTTTTGTAAGGCAGACTATTGCGAACTTGCGGCCTGCCAGCGCGGCACCTTTTTTACGAAGGTCATGTATCTTCGGCCGATGGGATAACGGGGCATCGGCGACCCCGTAAAAAGGAGGTAAAACATGAAGGTGGAGCACCCGATAGGGCTTGAACCTATAACCCGCTGCTTACAAGGCAGCCGCTCTACCATTGAGCTACGGGAGCAAATCGCCGGGATTAGGGGCCCGGCTCCCCACCAGGAGGAATGTCAAAGAAATTTTGTGTTTTACCACGCTATCAGTATACACTGTGTATGCATCTTATTTCTGCAATGTTTCTGCAAACTTTACAGTTCGGTCAACCCATACCGGCAAAGGGCATATCTCCGGAGGGCTTCGTCCTTATCGTAGTAGATTTGCCGCTCGCTCTCGTTGAACTCCTGGCAAAGCCGTTGTATGTAGCCGTATTCCCGGCGGATGTAGAACAACTCAAGGATGCGCCGCTGCTTTTCCGTCAGGCAGGCCAGTCCTTTCTCAACTTGGGAGGTCTGCCACTTGACTACCACAAGGTTTGCCGAGAGCGCATCCCGGCGGGAGATTGCGTTAATCAAATGATCTTCCCGGCCGCAGCCACCGCCCTTTACTGGTGTAGCATCGCTGGTAGCGGACCGAATGCCGTCCATCTGCTCATTGTAGCGGCGGATTTCTTCCGGCAGGCTTTCCAACGACCGGAGCTTATAGCTATGGCACTTCAGCTCGTCAATGCAGATGCGCTTGTAGTCAATCATGTTTCTCCCTCCTCCATCGCTCGTTTGATAATGTCAGCGTTCTGTTGTACGATGTCCAGAATAATATCGCTCTGGATGTGGTGGGCAAAAATCGCCTTATCTTGTGCGTCTGCGTTCCAGTAGCCTGTCATGGTATCCCCATCGTCAATTGTTGCTACGATGCATGCGGAGCGAACATCGTGTTCGGTCAAAATTCTTATCGCATTTTCCAGCCAAGGCGCATAGGGCAGCTTTGTAATATCTTCACTTTTCATCTTTGCCCTCCCTGCATTCTCCATGGCTGCAGAAGTCGTCATCTGCAAAGTTGTAACCGACTGATCTATTCTCTGTTGGGTGTCTAAGTCTAAAACAGAACTTATAGGGTGGATGCAGTTCGCTAATTTTGTAGTATTTGCAGTCTTTGCATCTGACCACCGGCACTGCATCTACAATTGGCATATCATGCAATACGCAGATTGCTTTAGCCCATGTTCTGCGGTCTTTGTCTTTCCCATTTGCCGCTGCTATTGTCATTGCTTTCTCAAGCGCTTCTCGGCCTATGTATTTAGCCATCGCTGTTACCTCCGTCCATCTTTACATGGAGAACAAAACAATCTGTCAAACCAAGTCACTTTCCCGCTGCCACTGGTAGCGCATTTCTTAGACTGGCAGGTCTTATTCTCTTTGTGGTAGTAGATGCAGTCCTTACACGGATTTAGCATTATTCTACACCTCCATCCATCTTTGCCCCGCAGTTGGGGCAGAGCATCGTGTTCACAATGTATTTGCTTCTGACCTTGCAAGCGGAACAAGTCCCACACATACAATCTGTAACTAATCTATTTGGTCCAATCCATTCCCACCGCCCATGCACTACCGGCGCCACATCTTCCGTTGGAAGTGCTTCAATGCGGTTTGCAATTTCTACCAAATCGTCAACAGTGTCAAGGCTGTATCTCCCACCGTCTATTGCATCATGTCCATACTGTTTGATTAGTGATATTGTTGTTTGTTTGTTAATGTGTTCAGCCATTGTCAGCCCTCCTGTTCCATGCTTCAGCAGCCTGTTCTTCCGTGTCGTAAATATACACACCGCCCAAAATCCCACCATCGCACTCATAGCTTGCAATCGGGCACCCCAGGTTTTCCTCGTGAGCGTGGCGAAGCATAAAGCCAAGCCCACTATAAGGACATTCTCTATATACCTCGTCATGCAGATTCCCCTCGTCATCACACAGAACAAGGTTAACTTTACCACCGCAGAACGGGCATGGTTTCAGGTCAGCCATCACTCTACCTCCTGCATCCAAAACTTACGGCGACAGTCTATGCACCGATTTTTTGAATTCGTGCAACTTCCGTCAATACCTCTGTAGGCAGAAGAAAGTGCAGTCGGGCAAATCGCTAATACACCATCTTCTGAGCACATTGCATCAGGATATTGTTCCAAAAACACACTCTGCCGTGTCTTGCGCGGGTGCGCGGCAGACCATTCCTCAACCATAGCAACCTGATCCGTAGCGTCCATCGTTGACTCTTGAGCAACTGCACAACAACATGGATTATCATTGCAAGCATTAGAAGCTGGGCACCCAGTACATCTATTACCAAAACTCTCGCACATTCTGTTTCGTTCCTCAATAAACTTTATAGCATCCATGTTATCCCTCCTTTACCGACAAAGTGTCGTTTCTAACCACGCCTTTGTTTTCGTCCATTTCCTCGTACCGGCACACGCCCGGATGGTTTACTACAGGGCAAAAATCCGCAACCGCCGGGCAATCCCCGTTTACACAGACTTCATCTTTCAGCCATTTACACATCATCCCACCTCCAGTGCCATCAGCAAATCCTTGTAGTCCAGCAGCAGCGCCCATATCTGCTCCGCATCGTCATGGTCGAGGGTGACTGCACCCTCTGCGTCAACGGCAGCAGCCAGCCGGTCTATGTCCCGGATTACTTCGTAGTAGTCCTTTACGGTCATTGGCTCACCCTCCAAAATTCTCAAGATAATATTGCTTGCAGTCCTGCCAACCCTTGTAATAGGCTGCCTGCTCCCGGCGTTCCTGTTCCTCTGCGGTGTTCTCCGCCTGGGCCACTTCATCCAAATGATTCCACCTTTCGGCCGAAATAGCCGATAGAACCATTATGCAGAAAGCAGCTAAGATTATCGTAACTGCCGCTGCTGCCCAGTTCCTCATAGCGAATCCCTCCTAAATCCGAAGAATGCCTTTATTTGCGGCAGGGTCTCCAGCCTGTGGCCATCTACCGTTATCAGCGCTGCGTAGCCCTGGCCTATCCAGCCACGGTGCCAAATCCCCCGGGCTTCGTAGTAGTCAACGCTCTCCCGTTGCTCCGTGGTTTTGCCGCATATCCTTATCTCGATGTCGATTTTCCCATCCCGGTGCTTTAGCCAATTCTTGGGACGCTTATACTTACCGGCTGCCGCCGCATCCTTGTAGCATTGTTTGGAGCAGTACTTTTGTCCCGGCTGTCCGAAATAGTCCTTCCCGCAGTATTCGCATTTCTTCGGCTCGGCTTTTTTCATACTGCTTTTGCGGGCCCGGATGCTGTCCAGGGCCTTTTGACACTCCTTGCAATACAGCTGCCGGGGGTTGGTGCTGCCTATCGGCCCTCCGCATCTCTTACAGGGCCGGTTTGGGTCTCTCTTGATTCCATAGCGAGACAAGATTTGGGCCACATAGCCGTAATCAAGATCGAGAATTAAGGAAATCTCCCTGTTGGTCTTGCCCTCCCGCACCAGCTTCTCCAGGAACTCCGGGTCGTTTGAATTAGAACAGCCGATTTTGGCGTTAGGAGCCGCTTTATCGTATGACATCATAACTCACCGCCTTTTCCTGCTCGGCCATCTCTGTGCGCATTTTTATGGCTTTGGTGACAGCGTTCCAGCGCTTGATAAATTCCTCGGCGCTTTGTCCCTCAAAAAGCGGCTTCTCCCGCTCTACATCCTTCTGCCCCATCAAAATACCTCCTTTGATAGACCTTCTTCGCAAATATCCACTATGTGCTGGCACAGTGCTTTAGGAATTATGCTTCTTTCACGGCTATTCTTTAATCCGTACTGTGTCCCTCCAACCTCCATTTCAATCCCCTTGGCCTTCATCGCCCGAATAGTTGCAGAACGGGGAGCTCTTTCGTGGCAAGGGTCACCATTCTTGCACATTGGCTTGAACTTAGGCTCCGGGTGGTTCGTCCAAATATCCGTTGGCTTCATTCGTGTATCCCCGTATTGACAATATGTAACAGTGTGCCTCGGGAAACCTTGCATCCATGACATCTTCCGCATCCCGCCCCTTGGATTTTCGATGAACCAAAACCTTGGCTTAAGGTCCTTGATTAGTTGTAATACATGCTGATCTACCATATCGCAAAATTTTGCATAGTCACTGACAGGGTCAAGGTTTCCTGTTACAGGATTTTTTCTCCGGTGATGGCTTATAGCGGCAATGCTGAATGTGGAACAGTCCGGACTTGCCCAAATCACATCCGGGCGTCCAAAACGATTCAGAATTTCATCCGTCGTAACTGTTAAGATATCTGCATAAAGATCGATGTTTTCAAAATTCTTATCCCATTCCACAGAAAACACTTGATGCCCTCTGTTTTCAAACGCTTTCCCTATACTCCGCGTTCCAGCAAACAATTCAAGTACTTTCATCCGTTACCTCCTCTATTTCAATTTCTGTTCTTGGGTTTTTGGGGTCATATCCACCCCTTAGCCGCAGCTCCACATGGTCAAAGCTATCATCTGCGATTACTCCCCGGTGTACCAGCCCGTCCATCAGCATCTTGCCGTTGTAGTTGTCGGGGTCGTGCCTGTGCCTGGTTGGAAAGTAGTAGGTGATGGTCACCACCGCCTTGCCCATTGGTTTGCACTTTGGGCAGTATGCAACAAACAGCTGCAGCCAGCGCTGCTTTTCCGCTCGGTAGTCCCAGGCATTCGCCCGTCCGGCGTACTTGTTCAGAGATGGCGGGATTTCGGGGATCGTGATTTTCACGCGTCCTCCTCAAATCCCGGCAGGACGGTTTGACCTGGAAGTATGCCGTCCTCCATCCACCAGTGGAAAACATCAACGCCGGTATACCAACGCATCATTTTCCCCTCAATTTTCCCTCGCCGATTTCTCTCCTCGATCATCCTGTCAAATGCTGCGATGTAGGCTTTTTTGTATGTCGGATATTGAGCAAACTCGTTATATCTCATTGATGTTCTAGCAATCGGGCATCCGACACAACCGACCCGTCTCCACCCATTGGCGTACAGAGGGCAAAGTCTCACCTTGTTCTCCGAACAAAAATCTAAAACATCTCTTGTTGTCCAATCAACGATAGGGTTAACGACACGCTTCCCTTTCATTTGGCAGGTTTCGAAAAGCCTACGATCCTCATCATTGTCATTTGACAAAACAATCTTATTTTCCCGTTTGCTTGCCATGACCTCCAATATCCCACGGCTCTTTTTTCGTGCGTTACTTTCATCCCACCTTACTCCAGTAACGATAAACCTGTCCTTTGCGTCTCCCTCCTTGAGTTCTGCACAGCAGTATCTTACAACCCTTGTCGGGGGCATCAGCTTTTTTGGAATTAGGTTCCACATTGTCGTCCTTGTCCCGTCCGGGCGAACATTGATTCCTGTGAGTTCCAATTTCCGAAATGTTTCCCGAACATGATAAACCGTTTCAGGAGCGTCAACAGTCGTATGGCTGTGCAGCACCTCAAATGGGATTTTCGCAATCTGCGCCAACTTCAACACCGTGTCGCTATCCTTCCCTCCGCTGTATGTAATAACAAGCGGTTTTTCGTATAACATCTGCGACATTTCTGCCGCTTCCTGTAATCGCCTTACTGCAATATCAACCTTGTCGCTCATGCATTCTCCTCCATCATCCGCTCCGCCAGCGCTATGGCATAGCTGGGCAGCTGCTTTACCTCGGCCATACCGGCCAGCTTTTCCCGAATATCCGCAGGCAGGGCTTGCATTTTGCGCTCGCTCTCCTGCCTTGCCCGGTAGCTGCGCATAAAGTTTGACTGCACCACGCTCTGCACTGTCCCGGTGTCCATGCTGGCCCATTCCCGCAGCTGGGAGGGGTGTCCTACCAACCGTTGTAGGTTCTCTGGCAGGGCTGCAAACTCTTTCTCGCTGTTGTAGCCGCTGTTCCGCAGGGCCTTGGCAATCAGCGCCCATGCTTCCCCCTCGGAGAGTTCCGCCGGTCTGTTGATCTCACCAATAGCGGCTATGATAGCCCCAATGTGTGGAGGGAACCCCTTGCGGTCGCTGGCAATGTGGGACTTAACCGCCGCTGCCACAAGGTTAGCCGGGTAGTCTGCCAGCATCTCCGACCACAGGTTTACCACCGCTTCGGCATCCTGCCGTTTCATGTCCCGGTAGTAGCCGGGGTATGCAGCCTTCAAAATCGACATGACGGCAAGTGTTTCAGATCGGGTCATGCTCTCCCTCCTCTCGCAGCATTTGCAGGAACACATTGTCGGTTCCGTCCTGTGCCAGTTCGTCCTCCCACCTGCGCTGGTTCAGCCATGTCGCAGGGTTTGGTATGTACTGGCCGTTGTTCTCCGTCCATTGGCGGCTTCGCTTCTGTGCAGATATGGCATCCATCATGCGGTCAAAGGTCTGCTTATCCGGCTTGATGCGCTCAAATGCCTTCTCTGCTGCTCCTTTCCCGACTTTCTTCGGGTATTGCGCCCAGAATTCGGCAAACCGGCCCCCTTGGGGGGTTTGGGGGGTATTCGGATTCGGATTCGGATTGGATTCGGATTCTAGCAGACAATCCGCTGTCAATTGACAGCAAGTTGCTGACAAGTGACCATCATCCGTCAAAAATGCTTCTTTTGGCGGTTCGGGGAATTTTCTGATCTTGTTTCTCACTCGTTGGTGTTTCTCCCATGTCGGGAAGAACAGGTATGGCATGCCGCTCGTTTCGTCATGATAGGGGCGAACCAGGCCGACAGAGGTCAGGTGAGAGATCGCATCCTCGATTGCCTTTTTAGTCACATTTTCCTTGGTCGGGAAGAGGTCGTTGCGGAGTACGATGGGCCTGCCGTCGCAGCACCCGTAATCGTCAGCTGTTACAATCAGCCGATAGAAAACGACCTCATCAAACCAAGAGAGCTGGTCTATTTGCGGACTGCGCTTGATCGACTCCTTAATAAGTCGATTAGGCATCCAATCCCTCCTCTACGGGGATTAAGTAGGAATTCAGCCTGCTATGGTCCTGCACGATGGAGAAGACCGTTTTTATCTCTTCCATCGAAAGGTCATGGAGCATGACCCCGTCCATTACTGGGTCTGTAATCTCTCCGAGCTGTAGTGCTGTAATAAACATGTTCAGTTTCATTTCGTCCTCCTGTCGCTTTTTACTGGGAAGCGTAACCCTTAATTAAAAGGGAGATCGTTCTCGCCAGAGACTTCTTCAAAACCGCCCTGCTCGCTCTCTGCGGGCTTTTCCTCTGCCTTGTCGGTAGATTTGCTGCCGCCGAAAAGGGCTTCCTCTGCGATAACCTCTGTGGCTGTGCGCTTATTGCCGTTCTTGTCCTCGTAGTTGCGAACTTCGATGCGCCCCACAATGGTAATGAGGTCGCCCTTGCCGAACCACTGGTTCACGAATTCTGCGGTCTTGCCCCATGCTACGATGGGTACGAAGTCAGTCTTTTCTCGGTCACGGTTGCGGTCTACGGCGATGGTAAAGCCGCATACGCTCTTGCCGCTGTTGGTCTGCTTCAGTTCGGGAGCCTTGGTCAGACGCCCATTAAGGATTGCTTTGTTCAGCATTCTGTTTCCTCCAAATAGTTCGTATAAAATTCCTCCCGGAACATCGGGATCGTGAAATCGTAGTTGTCGATACAGGCTTGTTCGCCCAGCCGGTGCAGCCAATCCATCACCTCTGCACAGCCGTGTGCGTGTGTCAGGTGGCACGGCGTGTGGCACAGGGAAACCCAAAGGCCCATGCGCTTGCTTTTGCTCCGCATGGCGTTGCCGAAGATTTCATGCCGGTCTAGCTTTACGCCGGAGCGCTGACACAAAAAGCACTTAGATGTGTCGGCCTGTACGATGCTCGGAGCGTATCCGTTTCGGTCAAGCTCTGCGCCCCATTCGTTTGTCATTTGTTCCATTCCTCCTTTAGCAAGGCCAGCTCGGCCGGAGTGGCAACATCTATCCCTTGCTCTTTGCAGTCCTCTACGATGAGGTCGATGAGCCGAGCCATCTGCGCCGTGTCATATGTGCTTGATCCGTAGTAGAGGATCACATTCGTACATCCTGGGAGCTTGCTCGGAAATGCGTCCATCAGCCAGCCGATGCCGTGCATTGCCCATGCCTCCTGCAGCTCGTCTGCTGCATCCGACTTTAGGCACACGATACTGTTCACGCCCATCTCCCGCACATAGTGACGGTAGATTTCGTCTCTCGGCCTTCCGAGCGCTTCGGATAAGGCACCGATAAGCACCCAGCAGTACGCATTGGCATCGAGCGACCTCCTGTTCTTCACCTCGCCCAGCTCTGCGGAGTATTTCTTGCCAAGCTCCATGCTATCGAGAAAAGCCTGTGCGGCTGCGGCATCCTTGGTGTACAAGATGATGCCGTAGCCGTTGCGGTCTTTCGTCCAATCTGCGGTCTCAAACCGCAGCTTTGTTTTCATTCTTTTCGGCCTCCTTTGCGGCTTTCATACACGGACCGCACAAATGCCGTCCGAACATTTTCTCGGTGTATGGGACAATCTCCCGGACATACCATGTAGATCCGTCTTTTTTGGTGATCGGAACGATAGGCTTACCGCAGTCAGCACAGATTTCCGTGATGTCCTCTCCGGCATCGCCCGGTTGGCCAAAACTAAATACGATGTTGCCGTTTTTGTCTGCGACCGTCAGATATGTAATCTGTTCGCCGTGTACTTCCATCTCCGCTACCGTGAACCGTGCAAACTTGTCATTGCTATCTGCAGGCTCATATTTTCCGTTGGCGTTCTTTTGCGTCCTCATCGGGACAACAATGTTGATTTTGGTGTAGAGCTCGCGGCCGATCCCCCAATTAAAGCAGGCGCGCTTAAAACTGTCGGAGCTTTCGCCCTTTTCCTTTTCGGTGTAGCTTTCGGTTCCGCAATCTGCTTTCCATGCCCATCCGTCATCCGTTTTGATACCGACACGGCAGAAAAGGTTCCCCTTGCATTCGTAATGTTCCCGCTGCCAGTTCTCGGGCCCAACCGTCTCGTCCAGAATGCGCATGTCGCATCGCGCGTCTTTGTAGCAGAGGAGCACAGCCCCTCTCGAAGTATAGCGGTCAACCCGCAGGTCAACCTCGTCCGCTCGCAGCGGTCTGAATTTAACCATGTTATCCTCCTTATTCAAAGTACCTGTCAGCATCCGTATCGCTGGCGTCAAACCGCTTAACACAGTTTTCGCAGCCAATAACCATTCCGTCCTTAATGTAAATGGTCTCGTTGATCTCGCAGCCGCACTCCGGGCAGATGTGCGGCTTATCATCGTAGTTATCCACCCAGCTCGGGATGGGCCTATCCGGGATATCGTATGGGTTCATGCTTCCACGACCTCCCCGTTTTTCAACTTGACATTCCTCCCACAATCTTGTATATTGGTGGTGCTTAATCTACCTTTGCTCTCATCGGCTTTTGCGGAGCCGGTGGGGGCTTTTCTATGCCTGTACTCCTCCTGCTGGCGGCGGATACAGCGCAGAACCCATGCTGTGAAGTTGCAGTAACCCATTTCGATAAGCTGCTGACGGAACTCCGCCATATTCACATAACCCAAAGGAATACGCACAGACAGCTTATAGTTTGCTTCCCGCTTCCTGCCTGGCTTGTCCGCTATCAGCGCTTCCGCTTCGGAAGTACGCCGGATGCCATAATACTCCGGCCGTTTGCACATACTGTCCAGCGGCTTGGTGTAACCGGGGAACTTCTCCCGGATAACTGCTATCCTCTCGTTCTGCTCCATGGCCTTACCTCACCAGCAGCAGGATAGCCGCTGCTGCGAAGATGGCTCCCATTCCGAGGACTACGGTCAAGGCTTCCTGCAGCCACTCCTTTTTACTCATCTTCCTGTACCTCCTTTTGCGGAAGCTGCGGCAGGAATGCCCACCACTGGACTTCGATAGCGGTCTCCACATGATCTCCGGTTACATTGAACATCTGGTGCTTTACACTGAACGGCAGGGTGGTGTATCTTCCCGGATTTGTCTGGCACAGGTAATACCCGTCCTTGCTGGGTACGATCTCATCCGAGTTAAACCACCGGATAAAGGTGTTGGTTGTTGCTTCCATGTTGTTCCTCCTTAACTTAACCATCTTGCGAAGCTGGGCAGGCTGATAAAATACTGTCCGCGCTTCCCCTTTGTCTTTTTAAGCGGGATACCGCTGCCCATCAGCGCCCGGTAGCCCATTCCTGTGTACTGGGAAACCTCTGTGAATGAGAGGATTTCCTTGCCGGGGAACCTGTCCATCAAGCGTTCGAGGTTGTCCCGGTAGCTCTCCTTTTCTCTTGGCATTTGTTCCTCCTTTGTGGTATCCTCTCATTGGAGAGGAGGTGAGACGATGAAAACCGTTTATGCAATCGATGCACCATGCTTGCGCGATGCCGGTGCCGTTCGCAGATGCTACCTGTACAGCCTGTCCGATGGCGGCATTGACATCCTTGCGTCTAATGGCTGCGAGGATTGCTCTGGGAGTCCTCTGTGTGCCGATTGCGGAATTCGGATTCGCAAGGCTTTTCAAGAGCATCCCGAACGCTTTTCGGAGGTGGTATAGCACCGTTCTGTTCCAATAGCGTAACTGCCGTGCCAAGTGCCTTTGAGTACGGCAGCACACTTCCCGCCAGCTCCTTGGCTACGGTGTTCGCCGCACCATGGTCGAGGAGTATTTTTGCGTGCCACAGAACGAGGTGTGCGAGTTCGAGGTCGTCCTTATTCATTGCAGTCCCCCCTTTCATGTGATATGCTGTGCTTGAGGTGATTTGATGTTGACTAAAGCTGAAAAACGCGCTCTCCGAAAGCTGCGCTATTGCAGCACCATTACAATGTCGGAAGAAAAGTTTGCAAGGATTGCGGCTTCCGGATTGTTCTACCCCGTACTAAAGCCCGGCCAGTACTGGTGGGGTGGCGGCGGTTCCGTTAAGGTTCGCCTGACCGATGCCGGTGAACGAGCGCTGGAAGAATACCGTGTTGCAAAGCGAAGAGCCTTTTGGGGAACCATCGCAGGTATTCTTGCGTCCATCGCAGCGATTACCGCAATTGTCCAATTCATCCAGCAAAGTGCAGCCACACATTGATTGCGGTAATCACAACAGAAACGGAGCAAATTGCTATTAACCACCGGATGAATTTCTCGTCGTCCATTATCCTACCTCCTTTTCCTTGATAAGCTCGTCCAGCGCCTTGCGGAGTTTCGCTTCCGCAGAGGGGGCTTCTCGGTCGGCGTTTAGAACCTGGCTTACATACTTGTCATGCAGGTTCGCCCTCCAAGCCACTTCTTTGATGGTAAACCCGGCGTTGTGTATTTCGCCGATTAGCTTACCTGTCCATTGTGCAGGCATCCGAATATTCACGCTCCTTTAACTTAATAGTTGACTTTGGTAAGGGCACGGTGATAGAATGTAAGCGCCAACAAACATTTATGCAGCCCTATACCGGTGAGGTTCATTAACTTTCGTTAACCCTCAATGCCTATTGTACTTAACTTCGGTTAATATGTCAAGGCATATCATTAACTTCGGTAAAGTTCTGCGGATTGCACAATTTATGGGAGTGACTTTTGGTATGTTTTACGACAGCTATATTATTTGGTGTGAGAAAAAAGGCGTTTCGCCGACAAAGGCCGCCCTTGATGTTGGGTTAAGCTGCGCTGCCCCAACAAAATGGAAGAAATCCGGTTCTACCCCAAGTGGAGACACCATGAATCGGCTTGCAAGCTACTTCGGCATCACCGTAGACGAGCTTTTGGGCAAAGAAAAACAGCCCACCGAAGGTGAGCTGTCTGACGAGGAAAAGGCTATGCTGGATTTGTTCCGACAGGCGGGGGACGATGCACGGCGCCTGGCGCTGCTTGCTTTAGAACACGGAGAGCAAAAGTGATATTCTCCGGGTGCTGCCGCATCAATTCGATGAAGCGGGTCTCCTCCTTTGTTAATTCTTCCATTACTCTTCTCCTTTATGTCGGTTACGCACGATTCCGTCACGGCGTAGTGTTATTATGTCGTACCTTAATCATACTCCCTTTATTTGCCAAAATCTATTGACGGTTTTGTGGATTTTATTGCTATTCCTTTGTGCACAAAACATATGTTCGTTACAAATATAATAGTACACCACAGGGTGTCCAATAAAAAGGACTGATAGAGGAGATGACCAAAATTTGAAAGACTATGAGGCTATTATTGGCGGTATCATCCTCGCTGGAATTCTTCTATTATCCTATTTCTCGTTTTTGGGAAATACAAGGGTGTGCGATATCTGCGGAGAGAATGAGGCGGATTCGTCTGTCTATGTAGTCGATGAAGAACTCAATGTTTGTGAGAACTGCCGATACGATGCACTTTTCTGCTGTGACGGGTGCGGTGAATGGTATTACGCGGATGATATCGCATACTGCGATGATGATACAGGAAAGCTATATTGCGAATGGTGTTATGAGGAGATGGTATAAGTGCGCAAAAGGGTCGCAATCTTTGTATTGCTGCTTATACTGCTATGCATACCAGCGGCAGCGCACAGCGGCGGTACCGATGAAAATGGTGGGCACATTGATCACTCCACAGGCGAATATCACTACCACCACGGGTACCCCGCTCATCAGCACGATGGCGGTGTGTGCCCGTATAATTTTGTCGATAAGTCTGGCAGCGCCAGCGGGAGTAGCGGGAGCGGTAAAGGCGGCGGAAGTGCTGTAAAGGCACCGCCACCCAAAAAGCAAAGCAAGGACGAGCCGTCCGGTATTGTGGCTGCCCTGGCCGTCCTCGGGATAGCGTTTGTGTTTTCTTCCCTCCCGACCATCGGATTGGCAACCGTTATAGAACGAAATTTTGTTGCACCAAGGAAAGTTAAGGTCATGCTTACCGCAGTTTCATTTGAACTGGTTACCGCGGTTTGGATACTAATAATCGCACCTGAACTATTATATCGGGAAGCCACGATTGGTTTGGCGATTACAGTGTTATTGATTGCATCAATTAAAGCCGCATTAAGTGATGATGAAATGTAAACATTATATGCATGGCGAAAATGTTTTCTTATTTTTTATGATTTATTAGCGAATTTCCTGCTTTATTAGTGAAATTTGCGATTTATTCATGATTTTGCGTAACTAAATGGTTGACAAAATGGTCGCGGGAGAATACAATAAAGACAACAGGACCTCCCCGCACCTCTCCGCGAAAGCGTGATGTGACCCAGGGGGGGACATTTTTATTTTAGGAGCTTTTATGGAACAGGAAGTAAAACAGCCAACTACATATGAGGAACAGGTTAACAAATTAAAAGAAAGAGGCTGCATCATAGAGGACGATGCTTTCTGCATCCAAAAGTTGAAAGAAGTTAACTACTACAGACTAACAGCCTATTTCATCCCGTTCTTGGAAGGTGAAGACCACAACAAATATATACTAGGGACAAGCTTTGAAAAGGTTTATAGAATTTATGAGTTTGATAGGAAATTGCGCAGTATCCTATTTTCTGCAATAGAGGATGCAGAAATATATCTGCGTTCTGCCATATCGTATTACCATGCGCACAAATATGGTCCACTTGGATACTTGGAACCAACCAATTTTATACCAAGACATAACTCGAAGAAGTTTAATCATATCGTTGAGGAAGCTATTCATCACAATGAGAATTTGCCATTTGTAAAGCATCACATAGAAAACTATGGGAGAAAGCTTCCAATATGGGCAATGGTAGAAATACTAACATTCGCCAATATATCCTTCTTCTTATCCGATATGAAAAATGCAGATCAAAAAGCGATTTCCAGTGCTTGCTTTGGTGTGCCGCATCCAAAGGTTTTGAAGAGCTGGATACATTGTTGTTCCGACCTTCGTAATTCATGCGCACACTATGGCAGGCTATACAATCGACCATTCTCATCTGTTCCTGCTGGTCTTAATCTGTCCCCGCGGGAAGAAAGACGCCTTTGGGGCGCCTTGATGGCATTACGAGGATTATACCCAGACACCAACAAATGGAACAATACAGTGTGCCACGCATTAGAAGCGCTGTTCGCCGAATACGAAGATGCCATCGACTTACAGCTGATTGCTTTCCCCGAGGATTGGAAGGATAAAATCCGCAAATAAGTGGGAGGAGGTCTACGAGGATGCTATGTAAGAAGTGCAAAAAGGAATTACAGGATGATTGGCTCTACTGCCCTTGGTGCGGTTCTGGCGCTAAAAAAGACCCCAAGAAGAAGATGTACCGCAGGAATGACGGCCTGTACGAGAAGATAGTCGTTATCAATAAGAAAAGGGTGGCGTTCCGGGGCAAGACCGAGAAGGAAGTGATCCAGAAGATCGCAGCCTACACCGCAGAAGCGCAGGACAAAACCACCGCTCCGTTCAAGAAGTATGCGGAAGACTTGGAACGGTCATGGGATAACCTTTCAAGGAATACTGTACACGGATATAAAGCACCAATGGCAGATTGCGTAAACAAATTCGGAGATACCCCAGTTGGGGACATTACTCCCGCAATGGTTAAATCGTTTCTTGATGGGCTTGGGAAAACCAGAGCAAGAAAAACCGTGACTGCCCGCAGGCAGATGATAAGCCAAGTTATGGCGCTCGCCGTTGTTGCCGGGGACATTACTTTTAACCCGGCGGAAGCAAAATACAAAACGGCTGGGAAGGCATCCGAGGAACGGCCGGAAGCATCTCAAAAAGATATGCAAATCATCACGGAATATTGGGATGAAGATTTATATTCCAAACTCGGCTTTCTCATAAAATGTACCGGGCTTCGCATGGGGGAAGCGCTCGGCCTGCAATATAGGGATATTGACAATGATCGCAAAATCATAACCGTTTCAAAGAGCGTTTACTACGAGGGGAATTCCCCGCATACAAAATGTCCAAAAACAAAAGCAGGGAATCGTATGGTTGTAATGGTAAACGAGCTTGAGGGCCGTTTTAATGGCCCTGAAGATGACTATGTATTTTCATTCGATGGCAAGACGCTCTTGCGGAAACATGAAGTGGAAAAAGGGTGGCAATCGTTTTGCGTTAGGCACGGCATGGCAGAACCAAGAGTAGGGCATGGGTATGTTAAATGCTCCACAACCTTTCACCAGCTTCGGCACAGTTTCGCAACGACTTGCAAAGAAAAAGGAGTTGACCCAAAGGTAGTGCAAGAGATGATGGGGCATTCTTCTTATATTGTCACAGATGGATATACGCATATTCGAGAGTCGATGCTGAACAGCGCAAGAGAAAAGCTCAACGCCACAGAAAATGCACAGTAATACGATTATTCCTCTTGTTCAAGCCGTTTTTATACGGTTCGAATCCCTAACTCTCCGCCAAAAACCCAGTCATATCAAGGCTTTCGCCCATATGACTGGGCTTTTCTTTTCTCTCAAGGTCACATCGGCGTACATGATTT